GTTTTCGCGGACGAAATCGTTCATGAGAGCATTAGAAAGTACCGATTTGGTAGCCTAGGAAAGGAAGAAGAGGAATTTCAGAAAGTTTAGGGGTCGGTTGCTAGCATCACATGTGGTAAATACACACAGGCCCCTATTTTTAGCTCATGTACCATGTGTACAAGGAGTTTGGGGCGCGTGTAAATAGCGCTGCCTTTTGATTGAGTGGGCAAGTGACTGGGTTCGCAACGCCTTAGCACGCGGGAATCCCTGGTCGACTCAAAGGAGATTGCGGATTGATCCTGAAGGCTGACCCGGCCAAATCCGATTTTCAAGTCTGGCTCGTATTGCATGCGCCCGGGGCCTGCAGCCCGGGATTCTGGAAAAGGGATACATTCACAAGAAGATATGGATTGACCGGATTCACCTGTTTGGAGTCGTTGAGGTCGGCATTCGTGAATTGACCGATTGGAACAACTTGCGCACTTTCAAGTGTTGTGCCCACGACAAATGGATCAAAGTTAGAAGCATCAATGTCAATGCTAAAAGCAGTGGGCGAGAGTACATTTATCACTCCTGTTTGACCGTTGATCTGATACATGCCGAAAGAGAGAGCGTAAGGAAATGGAAAAACGATCCGAACGGTATAGCCGGAACTATATCCATGCGGAACGGAGGTAGTGATAATCGCTTGTGTGGCTTGGCTTATAGATGTAATGAATCGAATCTGAGGAAGCCAAGGGAAGTTCGGATTGGATGGGAAAGTCCATGCATTGACAGGCGAATAGACCATGTCACTTAAGCGCCTTCAGAATACAAAACTTCAGCACGAATACCAGCAACATCATAAGCGCAACGAGCAACTTCTCCTCGTTGGCTATTGGGATTTGCCCAATATCGCTGTTCAAGAGTAGGAGCCACAAACTTTGCTTCATGTGTGAGTTCGAATTCCTCTGCGACGCTTTTGTGATCGCCTGGCATGTGCTTATCTATCTTCCTGAACATATTAACCTCTATGCATTTTAGAAAGTGTCTCGGCTAAACGCGCCCTTTTTGCTGTCTTGGGATTCTTAGAATGTTCCGCTTTCTTCAATTTAGACTTAGGAATATTCTGTCCTGGTTTTACATGTAGAGATTTTCTCAGAGCGCCCGGGTGTTTGATCGCCTTCTGGATCCACTTTTCTTTTGCCATATTTACTTCGCCTTTCTATCAGATCTCTTCATGTCTTTCATGATCTTCGCATCCTGCCCTAAGGCAAAAGTCATCTTCTTAACGATCCCCTTCCCAAGAGTAGCAGCTTCCTTTTTGAGCTCTTTTCTAGCAGAGCGAACAGTTCTTTGATGAACCTTCATCTCTTTTTCGCCGCTAGCGTTTAGCTTCTTTGCCACTTTTATCCCCTATTTTCATACATGTTCGGGCGTTTTTACCCCAACTTTTCATACATGCCTGGATTTTTTAGCTCTCGTTCCCGACTTACGAGCCTGAGAAAGAGCGGCCGCGACTGCTTGGCGCTGAGGATGACCCGAACGAACCATTTCTCGTATGTTGGAACTGATAACTTGCTTACTTTTGCCCTTCCTGAGAGGCATATCACCTACCGCTTACATCTTTGTGGCCCTTTTTGACCGCTTTTAAATGTTGTGCACCTTTTGGCTTAGCCATCGGCTCAACCATTCCGAGTTTCTTATGTCCACCTTTCGAATGGATCTTCTTCTTATGACTCATCGTTGTCTCCTTTACATAAAAAATACACTACTATAGCCGTGCCAGCGAGTACAAGCGCTAGCCCTACATATAGATGCATCATTTCTTAATACCATGCGCCTGGGACATTCCCACATGTTTGAAATTCAATATATTAGAGTGATGTCCATGATGTTTTTCTGCCATGTGCGGTTTATGATGTTCCATATGATCCGCCGAACCATCATGCCTGCCATCATGAGGATGACCTCGATGTTTAGAGTGTTTCATTAGCTTTTCCTCTTCTCAATCTTATCCTCGACATATAACGAGGGCTGTTTATGTTTAGAAATCGGCTTTTGCTTCATATCCAGAATGGCTGCCTTTCCTTTGCTGATGATTGATGTCCTTTTCTTCATTAGAATAGGTTTTTTTCTCGCTTGCATGAAACGCTGTCTGGCCGTCTTAAATTCCGGCATGCTATTGGGGTCGTTAAGCACTGTATACTTACCCTATTTCCGTCTTTTAAGACTTTTTACAGGAAACTCACCATTTTCTCGAACATATTTAATACTTTTTTTGTCCGTATTCGGACCATACGTCCTAGGATTGCCATCCGGCTTTACGGGCGCCTTCTTACCGAGGACTTTTCCTTTCCAGTTCTTATATGCTCCGGCGTATCCAGGGATCATTTTCGGTCCTCCGTAACCTTCGTCAGGATGCATATCAGTATGACTTCCGCGACGATACCTAGCAGGATGCATAGTCCCATATTGAAGATTCCATGAGTCTTGACCCATCTGTAAATCCGCTTTACATAAGGCGAGCTTGTTGACCCGCCCTAAGGTTATTTCCTTCTCATGCCAGAAGCGCGGTCTTTGTCCGCAAGGCGTACGTTGCCTTCCTGTTCGTTAAAAATCTGCTCGGCAGTATCAGGGTATTTGTATCTTCCGATTTCCCCAGGTGGATGCATTGCTACATCTTTCACATCGGGGGGGAAATATTCTCCGAGCAATGAGCCAGCGCGAGCGCCTTTGCCCATTCCGCGTCCTTTAAAATCCGGACTGCTCCGGCCATCATAGTCTCTCATGGTTTCCTCAAATGGTTGCGGCTTCCTGTTTGGCAGCCTGTTTTTCGACTCTTTCGGTCGTCTGATCTGATGCCTCGATCCGGTCTACTTGATCGGCTCCATGCATCGTCTCGACTTCCCCGTAGAGTTTCACGGTATCTAAAAACTCTTTTATCGCAGATATTTTTTCTTTGGTAGCGGTAGCATGATTTTTTGAAACTTCTGCAAGACGCTCTTCGAAAAGACCTATGTTACTCTTTGTACGCCCGACTCTCTCGCGTGCCATTGCCAATTTTTCCGCGGTGTTGGCTTGGAGGTTTTGGAGCTGCCCTTCGAGGATTGCGAGATCAAGGGCAGACTTCTCTTTTGCAGCTGCGCTCTGTTGCTGCTCTTCTGAGGATATGGATTCAATGAGCTCATCCTTGCCCTGAAGCGTTGAGTTTTTGAGGAGGAAGACGGTGGGGATCGGGATCCCCATCTCTCTAAGTCGAAGTAATTGGACGAACTGCTGCTGCTTTTGGGTCGTGGTGTTGAGGCTTTCTTCGGGAAGGACGTCATATTGGCTAAAGTTTTTGTCATAAAATTCTTGTGTAGGCTGTTCTTTGATAATACGGCTGACCTTGAACGGAGTCCACCGCGATTGGATAATGCGTAGGCAGAGCATCCCTACGAGCTTTAGAGAGCGATCCCATTGGTCGTAGTACTTTTGGAGCGTGACAAGACCTGCTCCTTGACGGAGCATCTCTGTTATGCCAGCTAGCCCCTTCTCGTCAGATGCGCCAAGAAGTTCTGGAGTGACGCAAGAAACTGTAGACATAAGCTGCTGCATTTGATCAGCAAGCGCCATATCAGAAGGCGGAACTGCATTAGGAATAATTTTTTGTATAATTTGCTCAAGTGGCTTATCCGCATTGGCATCGTCCTTAACGATTATATGTTTTCCTTGTCCTGCATAGTTGATGTTCTCTTCGTTGACGATAGAATTTTCCCGATACATCCACCCAGAATTAATGGAAGACTCACTAATATCGTGATTAAGAATAATGCGCCTATTAAAAAGAAAATTAACGTCCCTACAATAACGGACAAAAGACCGAACGCGCAAATTATACTGAGCTTGCCAAGGTTCATAGTCCCAGTAAACAGGAACGAACGGGCATTCGTCAAATCCGAGCGGATTCTCGCCAATATAGAGAACTGACTTATTAAGGATGACAGCAACATTCCAAGTGGGGACTTCAACCTCAATCTCTTCAAATTGCGGGAAGACCTTTAAATATTCCTTGATCGCCTGCTTAGAGTCTTTCCATTCAGAGATTTCCCCAGTTTCTCGATTATAAAGGCGTTTTTGTGTACGGTTGGATCGATACCAATAGTATGACAGCACCAGTAGATCGTTCCGAGCAATGTTGTAGTTCTCCGGGAGAAAATAAAATTGACCATCTCGATTGCTATATCCCCCCATTGAGCCGATCAGCTCTGCGTGCTCAGGGAACTGAGCGATGGCTTCTTTTTTGGACAGGAATTTTTCAAGCCAGATCCAATTGCAATCACTCATATCCGGATTGCGAAAATAAGGATCTACCATAAAGCTGTTGTACTCCCAGATCTTCAGATCAAGGACGCCGTTGACCGGATCGTCCTTGAAGTCGAGATAAGGCTGGAGAAGTATAAAGCCAGAGGTGGTGGCTTGCTCAATTGAGTCGCTGAACTTCTCCAGCATGTGGCGCTTAGAAAATGAGAACTGCAGGAGCTTATTGAACTGATCCGCGGTGTGCTGGCTTGCGGCTTCGACAGGGACGACAGAGACCGACTTGCGATGCTGGCGTTGGTAGCCGGTGATCATAAGAACTGGCTGACGAATGATGTTGAAGTAAAAGTTCTTGAAGTTGTAGTTCGGAGCGAAAGTGAAGTACTGGTAGATGTAGTCTTGATCGCCTGCGTAAAATCTAACATCTATGTTACTTTCGTTCCAACGCACCTCCTCGACACTTTGGAATCTTGTGTACACATTCTGTAATATATTGATAATATTGTTGGCGTTGGGTTCTTCAGGAAACAAAAATTGTGAAGACGGCATGGGACCCTATGTAAAACTTTAATTTAACGATAGCAGGACATTCCTTAAATGAAAATTTGCGCTAAATGCTCCGCCGAACATGATCGTCCAAGATCTGACCATTGTGTTGCTTGTCAAAGAAAGCTAGCTATGGTTCGTTATGCATCTAAAAGTTGAGAAAATCATACAATGAGTAAACATGGCCCATTGGATCAAAGATGAGAATCACGATTGGATCAACTTAGACAAAGCATATTGGATATTCGTAAGGCAACCCATTAGTGAAGGCTATATAGTTTATCAAGTCTGCGTTGATTTCGATTCAGACGTCGGCATACATGTGATCTCTACTCACGAATCTCTTGATGTAGCGAGAATACAAATGGACGCAATGATGAGGATCTTCTAGTGAGCGGCGAGTGCGACAATTGTGGAGAACATACTTTGGAATGTAGATGCCGAGAGAGGAAGAAAGGATCGGTGAAATGGAGCATCATGAAGTGGATTAGCGTAGAAGATAGGCATGCCCCTCCAATGCGAACGGTTCTTCTTTACATCAACGATAAAGTCTTGCCAGGTTGGAATGAATCGACTCAGCCAGAGGAAGAACCAAGCTATTGTACGTGGGAAGGAGAAGTATTCGGAGCAGAAGGCGTTACTCATTGGATGCCGCTGCCAAAACCACCAGAGCGTAAAGAAAATGAATGGGAACTCTACGAAGAACCGCAGCGAGCTCTTTCCTTTTTGGAAATAGTTCAAGGGTTAAAAGAGGGGAAGAGGTTTGTTCGGGAAAACTGGATAGCTCCGGAAGCTTGGGTAGAAGCAGATGCGCAAGGAAACATCCACTTCCATGACAAAAGAAAACTACCTTTTACGTGGACGATTGCGGACATAGAATCTCGGGATTGGGTTGAGGTGAAGGAATGAGCATTTTGAAATGGTTTTGTTCTGAAGAAGCTGCTGCATTGGGAGAGCTTCTTAAGGGTATTGGCCTTACAGGAATTACCATTATGGCATGGGTATGGCTGATTGAATGGAAAAGATGGAGAGGGTGATTGGATGAGTGAAATGAAGAAATGCGAATCTCCATGCATTGATTGTGGCCATTGTTATGACCCATCTTATGATGGATACGAGACTGTTACCCACTGGATGCCACTACCAGAGCCACCCGCACAACTATGTATCTCAAGCTAGTTCCAAAAACAAGATGGAAGACTTTTCCTGAAAAATTGGAGAGAGTTTGGCTAGGAAAAGAATTGTTAGTCCAACTGTACAATGAAGGAGACGGGCTGTTTAGAATGACTGTCAGCAATAAAGACTACACGCTAGACAAGGGTAATCCTATTTGGAAGGATGGAATATCCTGGGAAAATCTCATGAAGGTCAAAAAAGCCATAGGGATGGACGAGTGGTGGGGATTGGAGGCTTATCCTCCTGAAAAACTTATGGTGAATGTTGCGAATATGCGGAACATATTCCTGCAAAAGGAAAAACCCAAATGGGCTTGGGGACCTGAGTGTAAAGAAAACCAGTAAAAATTATTTGGGAATAAAACCATCGAAGCTGCGTCTGATAATATCACTTATGTAAGAAAGGGTCGTTTTTCTTAATGAAGTCTTTGTAAAGAAATCTTAACGAGGCCTCAAAAGCTGCATCGGCTTGCCTTGGGGTCTTGGAGGCGCCCATGGACTATTTCGAGCCTTCTCTCTTTTCCACTGTTCAAAAGCCCGCTGTTCTTGGGTGACTTCCCTTAAATCTCGTTTATGGCCCCAATGAGTGTAACAAGCATATCTAAGCGAATCTAGCGCGTGGTCAAATGCTTTGACTGGTTCGTCTTCGCCTTTATCCGATTTCTTGCTATCCCACACATAAGATTGAAACTCTTGAATGAGGTTTTTACACCCTTTACACACCTTCAAATCACCTGTAGCTAAGCGCATAGCTATGACTCGAATACCATCGAGTACGTCGTTGATCGCATCTTTGATTACAAGAGAAGACATTCTACGTCGCAACTCGAGGCGGAAAGAAGCGGCAGATGGGTCTATGTATACTGCTCTGATCGGATAATCGCTTATGAACTCAAAAAAATCGTCGGCATATTCGGCGTCCGTCTTTTGCCTCTGCTCTTTCTTCGAGTCAAAGAAATACTCCTTCTGCACCCAGATCTTAACTGGCGATTCGTCATTGAATCCGATCAGCGTAAATGCGCATGGATTAGTTGTTCCGTAATCTACTCCTACAACATAGTACTTGGCATAGGAGGGAGCATGGCTAATCACATGAATAGACTCATCAAAAAAGTCGTAGACAGAACCTTCAGCGAGACACCATTCACCATCGATGAAGCGCTTGTACCAAAGACCCCTGTATTCCTTCTTGAGAGCGTCGATATATTCGGCCGTGAGCGATGGATTATCGGACATTTTGAAGTTGAAGACTCGGAGATTCAATTCATCCCCTCGGTCGAGGAAGTCTTTTTTGAGCCAATGGAAGGGTGAGTCCGGGTTGGTTGTAGCGATTAGGTAGGAGCCTGGTCGGGAGAGACGTGATAGGAGCATTTTAAAGAAACTTTCTGGGATGAGGGTAGCCTCGTCCACATAAGCGCCACTAAATGTAGGTCCTCTGATTTTTGATTCAGATCTTTCGTCATTTGCTCCAATGCAGTAGATAATGCGTCCCTCCATGTGGAGTTCACGTTTTCCAGGATAATAGTATGCTCGTAGGTTAGGGAAGTTAAGGATTTCGTCGATGATGTTTCGTTTGATTGTGTCATTTGTCCTTCCTACGATTACAAGATTTCCTGGAGGTGCCCTATGGCACATGTCCACGAAGGCCCAAAGGGAAATATAAGATTTTCCTGAACGAACAGCGCCGCACCAGATGTTGAGACGAGCGTCTGTTTCTTTGAGGGACTTGGCTTGGTTCGGGGAAAGTTCAATCTCCGGCAAGTTCTTTCGCCTCGTCTATGAAAACTTTGAGCGGCTCCGTCTGGGTCGTTTCTGATCTTGCTGCTTCCGGTTCGCGTTGGTCAAGGCGCTGTTTGCCGAGCCAAATCATCATAGTATTATCTTTTTCTAACGCTTTTTCAAATTGAACTGCGCGAAGAAGAGCATTGCCATGTTCTTTTTTAAGTCGAGAATATTCTGTAAATCCAACTTTGTATTTTTTTTCTACTTTTCTATAAAAAGTTTCATAGTGCATATCAAAATGCGGGGCTATCTCTGTGCCCTTACAGCCAGCCATTAAGAGTCGATCGACTCTCTTCCAATCGATCGGTTTTCTAGGTCTTCCCATAAATAATTAACTCTAATCCATTTAACGGAACACTATCAATTCTTTATTTTAAAAGCAAGGAATTATACAAGATGTTGACACAATGTTTCGTTTTGTCTATGATTGGAGTATCATAATAAGGAGAAACCCCATGGATCACTATAAGCCAGTGGCTACATATACCGAAGAGAGATACGAGATGGCGAAAGAAACCTTTTTCGAATACATCGATCGAGGATTTCAGGATGACGAGACTGTCGAATGGTTATCGGAAGAGTTCGATGAATTTGTTTGGTCGTACGTCCGAAAAGATCGCTTGCCCGGTCATAAGGATATTGTTTTGCATGCGGTGGCGATGAATCTGGCTCTTGCCGAAAAAGAGGCACAAGCGCTATTACAGCATCAAGATGATTAGATCCCTGAAAAGCTTCTTTGAAAGAAACGGGGGAGACATCCTTTATGTCATTTATGGCATGTTGGCGGGGATTCTGATCTACGCCATGCTCTGGGTTGCCTCTTAAGGCTTCAGAAATGGCTTTAGAGCCTACATAATTTTCGAATCGAATCTTTTTCCCTCTTTTCTTGAGAAAACTGAAAATAGGGCAAATAAACAGGCTTTTGAGTGGGGTCTGTCTGTTCCGAGCGATAAGAAGGAAGGGTCAGGAAAAGCACTCCTTTCTTGGAGCGGATGAGCCGCATCTTGTGAATCGTAAGTTGTGATTCCGGGATATATACCGAGAAAATTGCCACGGTATGACTTCCTGGAGCGTGTTCGCAGAAGTTAAGGATTTCCATTCAAAGCTGCCTTCTATCCATTTCATCAACTTCTATGATAGTGTTTTCCTTGGCAAAAAGTCTCGAACTTACTCGCGGATGAAAGTTTTCAGCTATTTCTTTCCGAGTCAAGTTGCTGGTTATCACGGTCGATTTCATTGAGCTGTATCTCTCATCTAGAAATTCAAAAAATACTTCTCTTCGCCAGTCGGTGAAGCCGATGCTACCGGCATCGTCATAAATAACTAGTTCATCATCAATAAAATACTTCAGAGCTCGGATGTAATCCTGACCTTCTTTCATGCAATCATGAAGCCTTTCGATCAGTTTGGACTCTTTCCAGCACCTGCACGATTCGAATTTAGGCCAGCAATAACGAATAAGAGCGGCACAGAAGTATGTTTTCCCACACCCAGGATTCCCCGAGTAAACTAGCAAATTCTTTCGAGATTTCATCCAGGTATGGATGGCAACTACATTCTTTTCCTCCATCATAAGTCCAGCAAGAGACGCTTGATCGTATCTTGGTCCGCATACTTCACGGATGACTTCGTCTGCGATTTTTCTTCTTTGTTCGGTAATCCAGTTTTGGGAGTCGGATTGCTCGAGGCCATACTGCATTTAGCTTTCTCCATTTTCTCAAAAGATCGTTTGTTTCTGATTTTTCTCACCGTCCCTTCAAGGAATCCTTCAAGGCTGTTGACAGGCCCCTTACACTTCCATAAAGCATCTAACGCCTGTTCAATCTCTTCGGTAGTCCAATCAGGGTGCTTCTGAAGAGCATACCGAAAAACCTCCGATTCAGACACCTTCAAAGATTCTTTTGACGAAGTCCTCTTTTCGAAATCCCCCGGTCTTTTCGACGCAGCCGACCCAGGCTGCACAGAACAATCTTTAGTATTTATTTTCTTCTGTTCTTTGTTAGTGCCGGCTTTACCGACAGTCGGAAAAGCCGGAGCCGGTAAAGTGGTCTCCGGTAAACATTTTTTGAATTCTTCAAATTCTTCATCTGTAAGTGGTTGCTCAAAAATCCAATATTCCCAATCGGCAAAGGTGCCTTGTTGTTGATTGCGGTGTTGCACCCTGTAGGCATATTTCAAATCGAGAAGCTCATGAAGAATCCGCCGGATTTTTTCTTTCCCGACGTTACATGCCTTCCCTAGCTCGACTAGATTGGTATTCCAGTTATCTGGCCTAGAGATTAGACGGGCCCAGACAGCGATCGCCTCCAGAGACAATCTATTGTCCCATAAAGAAGCGTTCTTTATCAGTGTATATGGATTTTCTCGATTATGCTTTACGCGGACAATTGGCATGGAGTTCTCCTATGTGTTAGAGCCCCCCCCCACCAGTTGCCAACTATCAAGTATTTTTTTAGAGTTGCGTTTCTATTCGCATTCTCTATACTAAGGGATATCTTGTACATCAAGATATCTGATAGTATCTCTAGATGGCCCTTGCCTTGGTGGGGGGGGCCTCTTTTTTTTACTAGCCTAAATATTCTCCCTCTAAAAGATCAAGAAAATAAGAATACTCCTTGACTCAAAGATATCTCCTGGATAGCATTTCCCTCCCTGAATTCATATGTAGCAGAAGGGGAAAATATGGAACAGACGAATTTTTTAGTTGACGTACTTGAAGAACCTTCTCTTGAAGGTCAGATTGCGGACCTGCGCAAAAAGATCGAAAACATCCGATGCGGTCTTTTTAAGCGCTATGAGGAGTCAAAACGAGCGATCGAATTCCTTGAAGCTGAACTAGAAGATCTCATCAAAGCAAATATCGGTTCACTGCCGCGCGAGTAGTTTAAAAAAATTGATGCGAAAATATGAACCCTTCTGCTACATATGAATTCAGGATAAAATAGAGAAGCGACCTTCCTCGCCGGTAGGTCACAAGCCTCCTAAAAGTTCTACGGGGGCTACATAGCCTCTTAAAAAATAAGTCCGCTCTCCTTCACCATCCTTGGGGACTTAGTGAACCCTCGGTTCAGCGATCATCCGAGGGTTCAGTTTCATCGAGTAAATCTTCCGGCCTAGAAAAAAGTCCCTTAGATAAGATCTTAAGACGCATCATATTCTTAGCATGAGGACTGCGCGTACCCTTCATCCAACAGAAAAGAGTAATACGACTAATTTTGAGCGCATCAGCTATATCTTTGAGTCGATAGCCTTTATCGTAGACCCACTGTCTAAAGGTTGTTTTTGACATCTTATTGTGTTTACAAAATGTATACCGACATGATAACATGATGTTGTTTTAAAAGAAACAAATATAGGAAAAACTCGATGAGTAAAGAAATAATTTCAGTCCCGACACAAGATGAATTTCAAGTATATCAGGTAATGGCCAAGAAGGCGTCCGAAAGTAAATTTTTCTCCAGTCTAAACGGAGAAGCTGGCATCCTTTCTATTATGTTAATGGCGAGGGAGCTTGGGCTTCCTCCGATGCAGAGTATAATGGGAGGAATGAACATCATCCAAGGGAAGGTTGAGATCAGTCCTCGCATGATGAATACCATGATCCGAAAGGCTGGCCATAAACTAGAAATCCTTGAATCCACGGACCAGGTGTGTAAAATCAAGGGAACGCGAAGTGACACTAAAGAAGAGTATACTGTTACTTTTACGATCGATGATGCTCGGCGCGCTGGTTTGGTGCGTGGTGGTGGCGGCTGGGAAAAGTATGCATCCGATATGCTGTTTGCTCGCTGTATTTCTCGCCTTTCTCGAAGGTTGTTTGCTGATGTTATATCTACAGCGTATGTAGAAGGAGAGATAAACGAAGAACCGACAGAAAAAGTCGAAGAGGCTATCGTAGTCCAGAATCAAAGCAATGGAATCGAGTTCATCACTGCGGATGAAGTTGCCCAGATCGAGGAAAACATCTCTGAAGATGATAAAGAATATCGGGAAAACCTTTTGTCTTACTTCTCGAACAAATGTGGAACTCTGAAGGACTTTTCGCAGCTTCCTAAGAGGGAGTTCAAGCCCCTTATGAATTCGATCATGAAACGAAGAAAGAAAAAGATAGAAATGGAGCAGCCTCAAGAGTCGGCACCTCAACCGGTAGAGGGCGCATGAAAAGTTTCATAATCATAGATATCGAACCGAATAGTACAGAGCATTTTGAATTTCGCAAGGGGAAAATAGGCGCCTCTATGGCCCCAGATATTATGAGTGCCGGATTCGATACTCCTTTGGAGCTTTGGGAACAACTCATGTTCGACAAAAAAAAGAAGGTGAGCGCCTCTATGAGTCGAGGCATTACTTTGGAACCAAAAGCGAGAGAGTGGATCAACAACAAACTAAAGGCCGATTATCAACCAAAGGTGATTCAAAGCATTGAAAATCCATGGAGGATTGCCTCTTTGGATGGATACGTGGAAAAAAACGGAGAGCCTCAACTACTGGAGATCAAATGCCCTGGCGTACAAGATCATTTGACCGCCATCGATGGACATGTACCTGACCATTATATGCCGCAACTTCAGCATCAGATGGATGTGGCGAATGTAGATTCAATG